ATGTTCCTCCACGTTGATAGATCATGTCTGTTGATCTTCTTAATTGTGTATTGGAATTTAATCCATTACTATATAAACTTTGATAGCCAAATCCCATAATTTTTATTTTATATTCCTTCTATTACGTTTATTAAATCTTCATAGGAAGCATCTCCCATTAATTCTACTATTCTTGGGTCATTCAATACTTTCTCCAATGATACATCTATAAAGTTTGATGGTTTAATTCCAAACTTTTTTATGTTAGTTTGTATTGCGAAAGCAAAACTTTTATCCGTCATGTATCTACCCTTTTTATCTCTACCTTTCAATCCTCTATCTTTAATCCATTTCATGAGTGAACCAACTGGTACAAACCCCTTACCAGGTCTTCTACCTGATTGAACCCATTGATAATATTGTTCCATTAATACTTGAAAATAGTAAGTCTCATAATTTCCATGTGAAGATTTTCTTTTACCAACATCCACTTCAACACTTCTTGCTAATGTTCCTGAAGCAACTTTATTACCTACACCTCTATAGTTAGCGAAACCAAATGGATAACGTTTCTCATATAAAGATTGTCTTATAATATCTTCTAATATAGGTGCTATTGCTTCTAAATCCATTATCTAACTTGTGTTACTGTTGTTATTATTGATGGTGTTGATGGTATATTTCCTGTTGCTGTTTGTGCCAATAATTGTATATTACTATCTGTTGCTTGCCACACTAATTCATAATAATCACCTGCTGCACTATCAACGACATAATTCCAACTTGATATTGTTTTTGCTGCTGATGCAAGACCTGATATTGTTATTGAACCTGCAGTACCTGCTAAATTAGTTCCGTTCTTTTTTAACCAAATATGTACGGTGTCTGTTCCACTACCTGCCACTCTATCTATTTGTGCTGAAAATTGAATATTATAAACACCTTTATTTGCAATTGTTAATTGTGAACCATTTACATATGTAACACCTTGTGAATAATCTGTTGTGTCATATGTAATAGATTGTGAAACGTTTGCTGAACCCGATTGTGTTTGAGTTGATTGGAAAGCACCAACATTAAATTGTAAATTACCACCTACTGTTAATGAACCTGTAACATTTAATGAACCTGTAATAACTGTATTACCAATTACTCTTAATGAACCTGATATTGTTGTATTTGAACCACTATCAATTAAGAAACCTGTCTTTCTTGCTCCCACTGCGGTACCTGTACCAACTGCGAACACAACTGATTGTGCGTCTTCTTGGTTTGAACCTGTTGCGTTAAATCTACCAACAAATGTTGAACCACCTAATGTACCTGCTGTGTGTGATGCCGAAACTGCCAAGTTATTACCATAAATTAATGTGGAGTTTAAGTTAGCGTTTGATGATGAAACAAATGATGATGATATGATTATATTATTACCACCAATTAAATTACTATTAAAGTTTCTTGTTGCGTTTGATGATTGTGAACCTGATATGAAAAAAGAAGGTCCTGTAGTACCTTGTCCACCAAGGAATGTATTATTCGCAATTGAAATAGAGTTGTTCGCAATGTTTGAACTACTTACGTGGTTATTAACTGTAACAGGTGAGTTATTAAAGTTAGTTTGATAATTGATTGAACCACTGATATGATTTAATGTGACCGCTCCTCCACCAACAATATTTGTGAGGATTGATGGTCTTGTGTTCGTTGAAAAGTTTTGTGTAGATGTTATAGAACCACCATTTAATAAATTACCTAGTAACGCTTGAACAGAACCACTATTACTATTAATTGTAATTGCTCCTGCGTATAATGTATTATTATTAACAAGAGGATGACCACCTGATAAAGATGATGTGGTAAAGTTCATCATTATTTGTGAGTTAGCACCAATATAGTTGTTTGTTGTTTTTGGAAATAATAATGAACCTGTGTTTAAATATATACCCGAACCATTTGATGCTATTATATTATCTGAACCTGAAATATAACCAGTCATATCTATACCACCTCTTAATTGTGGCATTGAAACAATGTTATTAGAACCTGTAATTCTTAATGAACCTGTGTAGTTCGCCTGTACCGCACCCGCACCACCTGCTCCTGGATTATCTCCCCAACCTTTAATGATGTTTGATTGTCCACCTAAAGAATTTGTTAAATATAAATCTGTATTTAATGTTGTATTATTTGAAATTGTTGATAAACTTCCATTTCTAACTGTTAATGAACCTGTAATTCCAATATTGTTTGTTGTATTATAATATGAACCTGTTTGTGCGAATATACTATCACCACTTGTTCCTGATGTTCCATCAGTACCATTACTTCCACTTGTACCATCTGAACCTGATGTACCATTTGTTCCGTTACTACCTGACGTTCCACTACTTCCGTTAGAACCTGAAGTACCATTTGTACCATTAGAACCTGATGTTCCATTAGTTCCGTTAGAACCACTTGTTCCTGATGAACCGTTAGTTCCATTACTTCCTGATGTACCTGATGAACCGTTAGTTCCATTACTACCTGACGTACCACTACTTCCATTACTACCTGATGTACCTGATGAACCATTGGTTCCATTACTACCTGATGTACCTGATGAACCATTGGTTCCGTTTGTAATAGGAACATTGTTTATTGAGAATGAACCTGATATGTTTACTTGAGATAAACTCATTTGTAAGGGACTATTATCTCCATCACCTGTTTGTACTACCTGTAATGTATTAGTTAATCCTTGTGAACTATTGGTCATTTTTAATAGACCTTGAAAGGAACTTGATACGTATAAATTATTTAATGCACCCATTGTTTATATTTTTAATTTGTTTTTTTAATATCATCCCATTGTTGATTTACTTCTTTCCATAATTGAGCCAATTCTTCCCATGTTATACCTGGTGCAAAACTTCTCATTGGTAATACACATCTATTATAATCAAATTTCTGTTGGATGTTAATTTCAAATGTCCATCCACCAAGAACTGTGTCAGCTCTTTCTAACCATGGGTTTAATACTGCACCCCACTCAAGGTCGTAATCAGATAAATACCCTTTAGCATATAAATCTTTTGCTATCTCTAATGTGTCTGATAATACATCTTGTTGGTTAGATAAATCATCCTCAACTTTATCACATATAATTACTGTAAAGGTAATGTGCATGTGATTAGGACTAAATTTTGTTGTATTTGGAATAAAGTATAATCTTGGATACAATGGTTCTTTCTTGGTTATAACATCCATTGTTAATTCTGTTGCATCACCAAATCCATAACTATTAATCTGTTCGTGAAGATCAGCAAATTCTTTCCAATCATTTAAGATTAGTTGGTAACCACTGAATGACTCATCTTGAGGGAATGTAAATCCTGTTTGTATTGGTAGGTTACAAGAGTTATAATCAAATGGTGCAACCATCCTGATATGCATTGTCCAACCTGCTACTACCGAGTCAAATCTTTCTGTAAATGGATTTACATCTGGTTCCCAATCTCCCACTATAATATTTGAAAAATTTCCGTATTGTTCTTGATATGACTGCCAAAATACAGTCCAAACATCTTTTGTTGTTTCTAATGTATCTGATAATACTTCAGATAGGTTGGATAAATCATCTTCAACCTTGTCCATAATGACCACAGCATAGTTATAAGCAATTTCATTCTCATTAAACTGTACAGTTTCAGGGACAATATACATTCTTGTGTACCTTGGTTCCTGTTTTGTATTCACATCCATAGTACATTGAGCTAAGTCTCCTATACCAAATGAACGGATTTGTTCGTGATGGTAGGCTATACTACTGAAATACGTAAGAATTTGTTTGTAATTGATATTAATCATCTATCTATAAATATAGGAAAAGTCAAAACGTATAGTGAAATTACATGTTTTGTGCTTTTTTCATCAATCTTATTTGTTCATTATCAAAAGATATTAAATATGATAATTGATTTAGAACTTCTGTTATGTTTTTTTTGTAGACGTACTCATGTTTTGTAAAGTCATTCTGACAAATTCTGTTGACGACCAAAAACCAACCGAATGATTCTTGGAACGACCCTTGTATATCATCCTCCACATTATCCATATCATCTTTATCATCTCCCATGTTGAAAGAGTCAAGGTCGAAGATGGTTGGGTATAATCCGAAAATTTCTTTACGAAGTTGATAAAAAAAAACTGACCACCTAAAATGATCTTAATGTCTAATTTGTTTTTGAACAGTTCTGAACGTTTCTTCATCAATTCAATATCGTAATCTTCTATTGTAAAGTTATGTTCTGATATTTCACTTACGATTGGTCTATACATTATAGCTCCCAATATGTGTAACATGTCCAATAACTCATTTGTTTTTTTGGATGAGATTGTATCCATATCAATAAACTCTGCAAAGGTTAGGTCCTTCCAATTGGGTAGAAACCCATATTGAACACCATCCAATTCAAACCTATCTATAAATTTTATATCCTTTTCTTTTGGTAAGATGGATATGATTGAATAAGCCAAATAAGTTACTTCCTCAAAACCACATTCCAATAAATCATCCAATGGAGCACCAGTAATAATGTTTAATAATTTTGGGTAGAAATATTCATCTGTAAATAAATCTTTTACTTTTGATATTTTTACATAATCACTTATTGATATAAATTCTGGTATTTTATATTCTTGTCCTTCTATTTTAAATTTAATCATATATATTTTATCTAACGAAACTTATTGCGTACCTACCTGTTGATTTTAAGTTCTTAACTTCATAGAACATTCTTAACATTATACTATCAGCTATATCGGGACTGACTCCCAACATCTTCTTCATCACATCCTTTCCTATCACACCTACTCTTCCATCCTTCTCTACATCCTTTAGTTTGATTGCTAATAGTTGTTGAGTTAGTTCATCAACTATACCAGGGTCTAATATATTAATACTAATTTTTCCGTCCTTAATCAAGTCTGAAAGTTTCACATAACATTGACTCTTTAAGTTGGTAAAGTTCTGTTCGTGTAATGGTCTTGAGTTGTTTACAAATGATGTACATCTTAATCGGTCCACCAAGAATCCACCTACACCATCGGAGTCAGCTATAACCTGTGATGGATGAATACCATGTTTGGATATTAAATCCCTGATGTGATTGTACAATGTATCACCATCCAATTTGTTATATCTTATTATCTCTACTATTGTTAGTCCTACCCATACTGATATAACTGTACTATCCCCACCGAATCGTGCTACGTCAATACATATATATTTCTTGTCTAATGGGTTTGGTGCATGTTTAAATGAACAGATTGCTATACTATCAAAATCAAACAAACTATCTATATCCTCATTGTAATTCCAATCTCCCATTAACAATCTCTTACGTTGTTCTTGTGGTAATGAATTTAACATATCTAAATAAGATTGTGGTAAGTGTGGGTTGTCGTTTGGTAGTGATGGTATGAACTGAATATTATTCGGTAACCTTTCCTCTACATATGGGATATAAAACTCTGACTTAATAAATCCCTGTGATGGGTTGGTGGTCATTAGTATCTTACCAATTAAATTATGTTCATTCAATTTAAAACGAAGACGTGACTTAACAATGTTGTAAGCCATCCTTGTAACTTGACTAGCTTCCTCAATCACAGCACATGTTATCTCAATACCTGCTAGTGAGTCAAAATTTGGGTCCGATGGTTTTGCTTCCAAATCCTTTAGGATAATCTCTGAACCATTATAGAATGTAATTGTATTGGACTGACCATTGTATGTGTAATGTTTATCAGCTTCCATACCACTCATCTTTAAAACCTCAAATAAGGTGTTTAGAGACGTTTGTTTTAGAGATGATAAAGTTGTACGTCCAAGTAAAGTTCGTATCCCCTTGTACTTTAAACACATCGTCATTAACC